GGTTAAGACGGGGCTTTCGGCCTGATATGCGAGATGAATGATTGGACTAAAGAACAATACACATCAGGCGATTCACTTTTTACAAAAACTTTTTTCGGGTGTCAATATCGCAAAAAAGCCCCGCTAGCTGGTGAGGCTACGAGGCTCTTTAACTATCTCAATGTGATGGAAATTGTCGCTGCTGGCTCATCTAAGAACACTTACGGCAGCTTACATTCAAATTGTGGCTAAATGGATAAAGGAAGTCAACCCTTTATTTGCAGATGTCTTCACTTTAGCTACACGTTTGCGATCGTTGAATGCATTTTGCAGCGGTTGATAAATCAGGAACAAGCTGGCGTTCAGAATCTCATCGATCTCATTGCGGCAGGTTGCAAGCGATGGTTTTCTGATGCTCTCCCCGCTTCTTCCTGACATTTTGCGAGGACTTGCACACTTGTGATAGTAAGATGCGATCGCACGCTTGGAAGAGCCGTGAGCGTAGTAACTGAGCAGGATGCCAAGAGCTTTTTTATCGATGCACATGACGGAGTCCACGACCTGAGAAATCAAGAGTCCGTCATCATCGTTGCACATTGGCCGGTAGGGATATGATTGTGGTTCAACAGTAGCCATGTATTGCGCTATAACACTGGTCATGCGCTTTTCCAACCTTCCCGAATATACCCAAGCACCAAATAGCTCAAGCCATCCATTGACCCAATCATGCTGTTCTTTCGTTAGGTTAAGCTCGCGTACTGGCATGATGCCCTCCTCTCAATTTCAGCTCTAATCTGATGATTCGGTAATTTATCTCCGCCATGCCGCGCATCTTCATGATGCGAAGCCGATGCCACTCTTGTCTGAGGTAGTCGGTCATGCGGCCTGCTCCATCTGTCTTTTGCGTAGTTTTTCGTAATGCCTTGCCCGGCGCGTGAATATGGCTTTCACTCGCTGCAGGTATGGGATGTCGAATTTACGAGGGGTGTTGTCGTGCTCAATCAGGTCAACGCGATCGGCGCCAATCTTCTTGATGAGGTTTATTCGGTAGGGAATTAGGTTCCCTGACAGGTCGCGATTGCATGAAACGCAGCCGGCATGGATGTTAAAAAGATTGAAGCGTAAGTGTGAGGCTGAACCGCGTGAGCGATAGTGACTGGCATCTACTGCTCCACCACGAACGCCATAATTTAGCGGGCGACCGCAGGCGATGCATGGAAGTCCATAATCACGCCAAAAAATGTACCGATTAACCGCTACCTGAGCCTCTTTGTTCCAGTCCGATTTGGTCTTGAGCTTCTCCCTTCGTTGCCGCAAATCATCGCGCCGTAGCTTCGCCTGCCTGCGTTGCTCGCGGGCAGCAATCTCTTCATCGCGCTTCTTGTTGAAGGCGATCGCGCATTTGTAGTTGTGGCAGACATTCTGGAGAGAACTTCGAGGGGTGTATACGGTGGAACAGATTGGGCAGGTTTTCGGCTTCGGCTTTTTAGCCTTTACCATTTCTCCTCCTGAGGTCTATTTCCTTTTGCGCAGCATCGTTGATGTCACACTCGGTCTGAATCGGTAGACTTTTCCCTTGAGGGTCAGTCCACTCCGCACCGCAAAATGGATTGAATCCGCTGTAAGCAGCGCGATATTCGTCTACCAATTTCCAGCGGCGCCAAAAATTCTTACGCGCGAAAGTCTTAACGGTAACTACAGTTCCCCTGATTCCGCCCCGTCCGAACTCGAAACTGAACTCATGCTTTATCGCCATTATCTCTCTCTCCGTGCATTCTGAAGTTGTCGTCTTGCATCCAACCGGCGCAGCAGCAGTCGCATGCATATACCCAATCCGGCGGCAGTGGCGCATCGCAGCCAGCGCACACCAAAGCAGATAGCTCGCCAGCGCCAGTAGGCGGATTTGATGGGGTTGTGTTGCTCATACTCCTCCCACTTGAGGTCTGTTTCACACGTTTCACATGCGACTGAGTACCAGTGCTTATCTTCACTGGTGAGGATGGTGTGGCAGCGGTGGCAGCGTTCTCTCATCGCGTGAACCTCACTCTGTTAGCCACAGATTGGCGCAGCCCTTCCAGATAGCTGAAAGTGGTCACTTGCGATTCGGTGGGTTGTGGCTGGCGCTTCTTGCGGGGTGATTTGGTGTCGTAGATGGCGTGGTTTTCGTAACGTTCCCAGATGGATTTGCGTCGTTTCATTGAGCCCTCGCATTCATGGCGCGGCATGAATCTATGGTTACTCCCATGCGCTGACTGATAATGTTCCACGTCAGCCCTTGAGCACGAAGTCGCGCCACCTTGTTGCACTGCTCCTGCGTGTGGTGTTGGTATCTGCCTTTAGACATTCTGTTTATCCTTCAGCTTTTGGTATTCGCTGTCGTGCGGGATTGTCAGCGCCAGGCCGAACTGCGCACACCACCGTTCAACCTGGTTCAGAAAGAAATGCATCTCTCCGGTATCAAGGCTGGATGTGTGCCGGGGTTCGTAGGTGGTGACCTTCTCGCCGGTGACGAAGTCGGTGTAGGTGATTTCTTCGCAGCCAAGATAGGTGCGCTTGAGGTTTCGCTTTACCCATTCAGGCGTGGCGTCGGCACGGCCGGATTTAATCAGATAGGCGCTGATTTCGGCGTACCACATATGGGATAAGGAGTTCTGGTTAATGCTGCGTTTTTCTTTCCACGGCTTAACGATTAGCCGGTAGCTTTCGCCAGATTCGAGCAGAGGAAGAAGTTGTTGCCCGATGGCGAAGAAGTTCGATTTGTGCAACCGAACCCCATTTTTAGAGATATCGGTCATGTGATTTATTATGTTTATATTTAAGCGGTGCTTATTTCCCTGGTGTTGTTCCTAGTTACTTATTCGGATACGGCCAGGAGTGATCTATGCCCGCAGATGAAAGGATTCCGGTAACGGCCAGATAAGCCAAAACCAGCGCGAATATAACAATTGCTGATATTTCAAGTGTTTTAATGAAATGATGCTTAGCCATAAATATCCCTCTTCAGTTTGGGTGTATTGAACTCTCCATCTGAAAATAAGATGTTACCGGTAAAGCGCAAGTCGAATTCACACCATGAAACATAAAGCAGAACTTATTGATTTTTTGCGGTGCGAAAATACAACTTCCAGGATTAACAGCAATCAGCGCCCTTGGTTTGGTCGTTGATGCTCGACTTTTGCTGCCGGTTTGCTCTCACCAAATACCCGCTTAATCAGCTCAGCGCGGGTCAGTCCGTGAATTACCTGTGTCATGATGCAGCCCTCTTGCCAGAGAAAAGCTTGCCGGATGCAAACAGCAGTGCGAGATGAACGTGCGATGCTGCGCTACGCATGTGCAGCTCTTCAAGATTTTCGAGATCGATGATTACCGGGCCACGGTGATTGGGGTGATCGGCAACGTAATACGATGCGATTACGTGTGAGTCTTCATAGGTTAAATTCATACGTCAGCCCCTTTGTTGTAGCGGCGTGATTGCTGTTGAGGTTGCTCAGGCTTGGCGCGGCACAATCTGGCGGCCTCTTCCTGATCGGTTGGCTGGAAATGACCGTTGTTGAAAGCTTGATAGACCGTGCCGAGTTGACCGAAGCGGTTCTTGGTGACGATGATTTCTGCCAGTTTTGCAGCCGGTGATTCCTCGTCGTAAACGGCTTCGCGGTAGAGCATGATGATGCTGTCGGCGTCCTGCTCAATGCTTCCTGAGTCACGTAGGTCTGCGTTGGTCGGGCGGCGCTGACCTTTCGGGCGTTTCTCAACGTCACGAGATAGCTGGCTCAGTGACATAACAGGCGTCTTCAGGTCTTTCGCCATGCGCTTCAGGCTTCCGGATATGTGGGCGATAGCGAGATCGTTGCGGTCTGCCTTTGGCTTATCAATCAGCCCAAGGTAGTCGACAAGGATGAGAGACAACGCCGGGTGGTTGCGCTTGTGCCGTTCTGCAATGGCCCGAATTTGCTCCACGTTCATCTTGCTGGCATCGACAATCCACACATCCAGATCCAGAAGTCGCTTCATGCCCAGCGTAACTTTCGCCCAGCCTTCGTCGTCCATCTTCGCCGGGTTACGCAGCGACGATACGGGAAGGTTTCCAGCGCCTGCCAACTGGCGTTCGATAATCTGGTTAGCGTCCATCTCCATGCTGAAAATCAGCACGCCGCGATTATCTTTGCTGCCGGGTAGCTGCTGCCGGCCAACACCTTCCGCCACTGTGAGCGCGAATTCCGTCTTACCCATGCCCGGACGTGCCGCGACGATCACCAGGTCGACTGGGTTTATGCCGCCGGTAATCTGGTCAAGCTCTGGAATGCCTGTTTTCAGCGTGTCGGACTCTTCACCCTGTCTAACGCGCTTCTCCAGCAGCTCCTGATACCCGTCGAGAACGTCACGGATATGCATCGGCCTGATTTCATCACCGGGGCGGTCAATGTCGGTCAGTGATGCCATGAACTGGTTGATGGCGTTGAGCGCTAACTCATGATTGCCGGCCGAAGATATCTCACGTTTGCCAGCGTCCATCAGCTCGGTAAACCGGCGTATCTTGTGGTAGTCAGCCACAACGCGTGCGTAGCCTTTCAGATTTGCTGCTGATGGACATTTGCGCGTGGTTTCCATGATGTGAGCGACGTAGTCATTACCCATGGCTTCCGCAACCATCATGCCGTCAATCAGGCCTCGCTGTTTCGCCTGACGCTTAATCTCGCCAAATGCGCGGCGGTACAGCTCAACGCTGAATGCGCTGTCGTCCAGCGTGGCGATCACGTCACTCGCATCAGGCGTATATCCGCCAATCAGCAAGCCGCCGATCACACTGGCTTCGATATCGGTGTTAATCATGCTGGCTCCTTGTGGTCTGCAAATTTGCCTTCCCTGACACCTGTCAGCGTTGCATCCCTGAGCAGGTAATCGAGATCTGCTGACCAGCCAGTGTCATTGGCGCCGAAGTAAAACGGCTTGGCCTGACAGACAAACGCCCGGACGTACGACCGAAATCCGGCGACGTTAGGCGTTTTCAGTTGGGGGATTAATTTCTTGATGCGACGTTTTCGGGCTTCGTTTGCAGCGACGGCATGTGGCAGCCGATCACCAACTTCCTCGTTGTAAGCTACCAGGTATGAGTCGTAATCGATGCGCTCTGCCTTTCGCTTTTCAGGTGAAACCTGATCGCCATCCCGGCCCCCTTTGGGGGTATGGGGGTAGTTCTTATTTAATTCTTGTTCTAGTAACTTCTTGTTCTGTTCACCGGTTGGTTCTTCGGATGGTTCATCGGGTATGGCACTCAAAGCCGCGCCAGCACTGGGTTTGTTGTTATCGGAAGGTCTTTCGCGAGGTTCATCGGGTGAAATGGCCTGATATTCGGCATAATTCGTGATGGTGATCACCGTTCCGAAGCGCGTTCCTTTGGTGGTGATCATCCCTTCTCTGGCGAAGAAATTAATCATCCGGGTCACCGCCTGCGGACTCTTCTCATGACCGTCCTGATCACGCAATTTGCGCCCCATAATCGCCGCTGTGGTCACCAGTTCGCCAGGTTGTAGATTCCACTCTTTGCCGGAAAACTCTACTGTGCGTGGTCTGTAGGAAGCCTCACCGATAAGCCGAATCCACATTGCCAGCTTGGCAGTATCTTTGGCCCAATCCTTGGACAGAAGACTCCTGAACAGTGCAAAGTGCCCCTGCTTTTGGTTTTCCATCCTTGCGCTCCTGAGCTTGCGAGCTGCGTTGAAATCTAAAAGTTCAGCAGTTGCCATAACTGCCCCCTTTACTGTTTACATATCCAGTTAGTCCTGGCATAATTTTCTCCAGTGATTGGTGTCACTAATGTGGTTTAAGCCTCAAACGTTCCCGCGTTTGGGGCTTTTTCTTTGGTCATTTCTAATTGCAACTTTGCGAACTCCATCGCTACAGTCATCAGCCAACGGTATTGATCCAGCGGCAGCTTCTTCTCTCCCTGCATAACAAAGTCCTCAACACCGCACGCTGCCAATGTCTCCATAACCTCCGGATACTTTTCTGCTCTGCGATGAATTGTTGAGTCAGCAACGTTGAGCAGCTTTGCTACTGAAGTTTGTCGCGTGTTGGTTAGAGCCTGGTGAGCGGCCGTTAGAAGGTGGCGGCCGATAAACGCAATGTTTTTGCGTGGGTTTGCGCGTTCCATGTGACATCATTCCTTTTGTTGAATTAGTAGCGTGACACTGCGGTGAGCAAGTCACTTGGTTTTGCTCCGGCATCTCGGCGGGAGCGGCTTCAGAGTTTTAAAGAGCGGTAATGCTTAAGCTGCTGTTTCGGCTGATTTCATATATCGCTGCGGATAAAGAATCTGCATCTCGGTGATCTTCCCTTTGAAGAACCGGGACAATTTCTCTGCCGTTTCGAGAGACGGAACCTGCATTCCCCTTTCGATCCGGCTTAAGTTTCCAACGTCAAGTTGAGTGGCGATGGCTACCTCGGAAATTGTCAGCTTTTTCTCTACACGCATTTTCCTTAATGGTGTTGGCATTATGCACCTCCTAAATGCGCTATACGCATAATATGCGAATCAATAAATATGCGCAAGGCGCTTTGCGTGTCACGCATAAAAAAGGTTGAATGGACGCCATGAAAATAGGCGAAAAGATTAAACAGATTCGCAAAGCGAATAAGATGACCCTGAGTGAACTTGCGTTGCGTGTGGATAGCGACGTAGGCAACCTGTCACGCCTTGAGCGAGGTAAGCAGGGCTACAGCGAAGCGATGGTGCAAAAAATTGCCGATGCGCTTTCTGTTCCTGTATCTGAGCTATTCTCTTCTAATGATGCTAATGATACTGTAGATTCATACAGTGTTGGCTCGATGATAAAAAAGGGGAGAAATGATGTGTATAGGATTGATGTTCTTGATGTTTCAGCAAGCGCCGGTGATGGTTCGCCATCAAAGGACGTCGTTGAAGTCATAAGGTCTATTGAATATGTTCCCGATCAGGCAAGGGTCATATTCGGCAACCGTCCGGAGTCCTCAGTGAAGCTAATTAACGTTCGCGGAGACAGCATGGAAGGAACCATCGAGCCCGGCGACCTCATTTTCGTTGATGTGGCCGTGAGTAATTTCGATGGTGATGGAATCTATGTTTTCGACTTCAACGGCGACATGTTTGTAAAGCGCCTGCAGAAAGTTAAGACTGAGCTAATCGTTATCTCCGATAATCCTCGCTACCGAGAATGGAGCATATCTGAAGAAGAAATGGATATGCTTCATGTGGCTGGTCGCGTGATGCTTAGCCAGTCCCAGCAGTACCGCCGTCACGGATAACCCCCCTTTCTCAATTTAGCCCGCTATATGCGGGCTTTTTTGTGCCCGCTGCATATCCTGATTGAAAATAAATCCCCTTGTGTTTCATACGCATAACCCATTTTAAACCCAGATCACCCCTTTGAGATTAAATATGCGCTTGACGCATATGCGCAGTACGCATAATATTTATCCCATCAGCAGGACGCACCACCCAACAGGACGTTGGATCGCTCTTTAACATTGATGGGGTTTGTCTCCGCCGAAATGCGGGGAACCAAAGAGAAGTTGGCTTTGGGCAAGAGAGAGGTGGAGCTTATGCCAGATAGGACGGTAGACCTGAGAAGCCTTTTAAGTTCGGAAACGTCACAGGTTCCGGCTCTTGCACCTAAGCCAATTACCGGAGGTAAACCATGACAGTAGTCGTAACTTATCTGGCCTCTGATACGGCCAGGAATCGTCGCAGGCTGCGCCGTGCTGCTGAGCGAGATGTTTTGAGTGCAGATGATCGCCTCGCCAGAAAAATCGCTGTAGCAAGCGCTGGATGTGCATTAACAGTAGCCCGCGCCACCTCCTCCCCTAGTCTGCGTGATAAGCAGGAAGGTGGAGGGGTTTGTTTGCCGGATGTGGCTCAGTTCGCAGCTGGCTATCGGAAATCTAAAGACAACGTGACGGCGAGGTGAAGGATGGATAGCGATGAATTCGAAGAGCATCCCGACGATGAAATGAGTCAGTATCAGGACTATCCATATGATTTCTGAAACTGACAAATGGTGCGGGCAATTCAATAAGTGCAACGGATGCAAATTGCAGTCTGAATGCATGGTTCGACCTGAAGAAATGGTGCCCATATTTATTGATGGAAAGATGGTTGATAAGTGGGCCATCAGAACCACAGAGATGATTAAACGCGAACTGGCCGCAATGTAGCGGCCTTTTTTACGCCACCTGTTCATTAAACAGCGTGGACGCAGCAGAACTGATAAGAGGTGAGTATGGCATTTAAGTTAGGCGATGAAGTTTCATGGACCAGCCAGGCGAATGGCGGCTTCACAAAGAAGATAGGCAATGTTGTGGAGGTTATACCGGCAGGAAAGCCAATCTCTTCTTCAAAATTTCCAACACTGAGCGGTGGCGGCGCGCCTCGCAAAGAAGAGAGCTATGTAGTGTGCGTTGGACCAAAACCCAGCTCACGCGCAAAGCCTAAATATTACTGGCCCCGCGTGTCGGCGCTGAGCCTTCACAAAGATAAATAACCCGCCCCCGAGCGGGTTTCTTTTTACCTACACAAAGGCCAAAACCATGAGCACACAAGATTGCATTATCTGCTGGGTAGTGACTGTGTTGCTGATGGGGTTGGCGATGATAGCGAGGATTTAAGATGGACCAGCTAACCGCAACAGAAGCGCGAATTATCAAAACGTTTGCAGAGGATATGGGCCTTGAATATTTGGCCTAATATTGCGACGACAATGGAATCGAACTGGATGATTTGCTCGATAAACTAGGTCGTATAGCCAGTTCATTCCCGACACTGGGCCAGTAACCACTGGTAACGCTCACTGCCTCCGGCATCGCTCCGAGCACTTACGCACTTCATCCCAGCATTTCTCCCACTTTTTACGCCAAGTGAAAGGTCGTCCACACACGGTGCAAACTTTGGTTGGTAGTTCGTTTTTCTTCACGACGTTCCTCCTATGCATAGTGTGAAAAGATAGCATTCAAAACGTATTCATCAGGTTGCCAGCCCTTTTCTGGCAAGCCATATGATCTTCATTAGGGGGGGATATTCCGCATTACGGGACTAAAGATGTGGATTCTCTTCACGAGTTTTGGCCTCAACAAGAATCAGCGGACACCTCCTAACCTTACATGCTTGTGAATATGCCAACTCACATACGTCACAAATACTCCTGACTTCTGTCTGGTATTCGTACTCCATGTAATAACGGAAATTTCCTCCATACGACTCTGTTCTCCAGAAACGTAGAGGTTCAAGCACCTCATCAAGTTGCCTGAATGTCAGGCCTGTTGGGTTATGAAAACCCACTCTTACACGGTATGTAGTCATGATTTGATAATCCCTAACCCTCTGATTCTTTACAAGCCAGTTATGGGTCTTGCTGTGATAGGGATTTCCTAAATACACCCGCCTATATGCGGGTATTTTTTTGCTCACAGGAGAAGGAAATGAGTGAAACAACAGAATTAGCAGTACTCGAAATTAAGCCTGAGCAAGCGCCAGCGCTTTATGTAGCGAATGGACTTGATGCATATCTTGACCAGATTCGCGAGCTGGCCGCTGAAGTTCCTGATGTGACGACGAAGAAAGGTCGTGATCGCATCGGTTCATTGGCCCGCATGGTTGGCTCCAGCAAAAAAGCTATCGAAGAGCCGGGTCGTGCGTATCTCAAGCAACTCAAAGAAGCCGTTAAGCCAGCGGAAGATGAGCTTCGTCGCTTTACGCGTGAATGCGACACCATACGCGATCAGATTCTTGCACCGCGCGCAGCCTGGGATGTTGAACAGGAGCGACTCAAGGCTGAAGAAGAAGCGCGTATCGCTGCTGAAAAGCTGGCAGCACAAATCGAAGCCGATCATGAAATCGCCCTACTTATGAATGACAAATTCGACCGTGACGCAGCGGAAGCGAAAGCCGAAGCAGAGCGCCAGCGCGTTGCTCACGAAGAAGATATTAAGCGTCAGGCTGTCGAGCAGGCACGCATTGAAGCTGAGCAGAAAGCCAAGCAAGAACGCGAAGCAGCAGCACGGCGCGAGGCTGATTTGAAGGCAGCGAAGGAAAAGGCCGAGGCCGACACAAAAGCCGCACAGGAACGTGCAGAGCGTGAAGCCAAAGAAGCGCAGGAGCGCACCGCAAGACTGGCGCAGGAAGCGCGTGAACAGGCTGAGCGCGATAAGCAGGCAGCTATCGAGGCTGAGCAGCGCAAAGCCAAAGCAGCGGAAGATGCCCGTCTTGCTGAAGAGAAGCGCATCGCCGACGAAGCCGCAGCGCGTGCAGCTAATGAAGCGCACAGGAAGACGATCGGAACTGCAGTAGTGAACGCGCTGATCGCCAATGCCGGTTTAACTCGTTCACAGGCCATCGACGTTCTGACTCAAATCAAAGACGGCAACATCCCGCATACCAGCATCACCTACTAATCATCATTTAACCAACACCAAGGAAAGCCACGATGAATTATGCAATCGCGGGCGATGCCATCGTGGCTCGCCCTAGCTTCAATACGTCTGTAACCAACCAATTCGCATTCAAATTAACCGGCGCTGATGTCATGGGCTGGAAGCCAAAAAGCCTCCTGCAGCAGCTCGTCGACTTTCTTCGCTCAAAAGGCCAGCCATGAACGGGCCATCACCAGCGGAACAATACCGCAAGCAACAGGAAGAAGCTGACCGGCTGGCAATGCTCAAGAAAAGCGAGCAACACCCATTCATCAACAGCCTGCTGAAATTCATTTTTGGGAGCGACAAATCATGAAATTTCCTCAGTCACGTATCGCGCTTATCTCATGGCACCGCCATTACCTTTTGCTGGCTAAAGAGAGCCGCAGCACTGGTGATCGTGAGTCAGCAGCGCACTTACAGATGATGGCTGCCACAACGCGCCGTCACATTGTCACCCTTCACACTAAGGCAGCGGCATGAGCGAAGACGATGCAGCGTTTATTGAATTCATGCAGGGTGCGCTGGGCGACCTGTCTGACCCTATGACATACGAGCAAGCCGCAAAGGATGCGATTGCCGATCACCGCACGGAACGCCAGTTTGAAATGATGGGAGGCATGAATGAGCGTCTATAAGGCGATTAGCGCTGTAGCCAAGGAAATGGCCGAGCAAGGCATAAGCAAGGACCGCGAGAACCGACAACAAGGTTTCAATTTCCGTGGCATTGACCAGGTTTATAACGCTCTGGCACCTATGCTGGCAAAGCATGGGCTTGTCATTCTTCCTCGCATTACGGAGCGAACAGTAACTGAGCGGGTGACTGCAAAAGGCGGCGTGCTGTTCTATGTGGTCGTCAAGGCAGAGTTTGATTTTGTCGCCACCGAGGACGGCAGTAAGCACACGGTCGTGACCTATGGTGAGGCTATGGATAGTGGCGACAAGGCTACCAACAAAGCAATGTCGATCGCCTACAAATACGCTGCATTTCAGACGTTCTGCATCCCAACCGAACAGACCGCAATCGATGCTGATGCAGAGGTTCATCACCCTTCCCCGCGTCATCCCGATGAAATCCTGGCTGACTTCACCGCGCAAGCTGCTGAGTGCCCAAGCCTTGAGGATTTGAAGGGTGTCTACAAACCAGCGTGGAACGCGTTGGCATCATCGGCTGAGCATCAGAAGAAGTGCGTGGAAGTATTCCAGTTACGTGGCAAAGAGCTAAACAAGGCGGCATAAATGAGCAGCAGAGGCGTCAACAAAGTAATTTTAGTGGGGAATCTTGGGCAAGACCCTGAAATTCTGTACATGCCAAATGGTGGTGCGGTCGCCAATATCACTCTGGCGACATCGGAGGGCTGGCGCGACAAAACCACGGGTGAGCAGAAAGAAATTACCGAATGGCATCGCGTAATTCTGTTCGGAAAGCTGGCGGAAGTTGCTGGCGAATACCTGCGAAAGGGATCGCAGATTTACATTGAAGGCAAACTTCGCACCCGTAAATGGCAGGACCAATCAGGCCAGGACAAGTACACAACGGAAGTGATCGTAAACGTCGGCGGTGTAATGCAAATGTTGGGCGGCAAGCAGGAGAGTGGAACAGGAAACCGACCACAGCAGCAATCGCAGCAGCAGCGCCCGGCTGGGCCATCTACTCCACAGGCGAATAACGAACCGCCAATGGACTTTGACGACGACATTCCCTTCTGATTTAACCCACCAATAAGGCCTCCACATGAACCACTCACCGGTACACCCGGCGCATTTGTCACGCCTGGATGCAGCTGATGAAGATATAAAGCGCCGTAAGCAGGAAGTGCTGGATGGCGTGATGGCGGCCCTGCAGGCACAGGCTGTCGGTGCTGACCACCCTCGCCTGTTAACGCCTGAGCGAAAGGAATCGCTCTACATCAAAGAGATTGAGCGGCGTGAGCATTACGAGATGTCGAAGCGCCCACCGCTGTCACAAATCATCGTGACGAAGAAAGTCGACGATTACGAGTGGCGCGACTTTACCAACACCATTCGCGGGCGCTTTGGTGCAATCAGACAAGAGTAGCGGCACAGCGCCGCGCCAGATTAATCGACGCTGGCCTGTACCCGGTTGGCGAATGAGGGGAAAGAGTGATGGAACAAGTTAAGCGTTTTAGTCTTGATATGCAGTTTGCAAAATCTCAGGTCAAACACGATTCGGAAGGCGAACTTTGCTTTTACAGGGACTACGTCGCCCTGCAGCAGAAGCTGGGTGCGGTATTGGCGGAGAATGTGGCGCTGAAGGCCGCAATCAAAGATGCCCATAAATGCGCTGAAGAATGTGAGTTCAATGACGAGTTTTGTTATGTGATGCCATCGTGTGAGCTCGAGGCTCTTGGTGACTGTCTTGATGAAACCCCAGCTACTGACGCCATCCTCAACGAGGTGCGGGCGGAGGGTGCTGATGCAGCGGCGGCTAAGATTCGTAAATCAATCCCTGCATTCAAAGATGCGCACTCCGGAGCTGTGATAGAATGTGCGGACATCGCTGAAATGGTTGCTGACCAACTCCGCGCCGGTAACTTCGAAGGAGTCAGCCAATGAGCAATCAGCAACTGATTGAACATTGCCGCGAGATTCTGGCGGAAACAGAGAACCACGAACAGTGGGCGGTTGATATGGCGATCGCTGCGTTGGCTCACCTCGAAGGCGACCAAAGCACCCGCATCCCTCCACCGATCACCGAAGAGGAAGGTTATCGCCTTAATACGTCGTGGCACGCGGGCGCTATTTTCCGTGATGGCGCGAACTGGATGCGTGATCGCGTAATTAAGTGGCAAGCTGGTGAGCAGGAGGATTCATGCTGATCGGCTTCGTTCTGCTTCTAGCCTCCTCGACCGTTGAGCTAATGCCGATCAGCGAGCGCATTTATCCCAACAAAGCGTCCTGCGAGCTAATAAAAAAGAAATTGCTTGAGCGTAGACCTACTGTGCACCTTGAGTATGCTGAAGTTTTCAATTAATCTTAAAAAAATTAACTTTAAGTTTAATAAAAAGGGATGCTATTACACAGATGAAACCATTTGATGAAACGCTTCAAGAATTTGGCATAGAAAACTTTAAAGTTGATTTAGCCATTGAAAATGGCGATATAGCTGTAAATGACTTCGGTGACTTACTCCTAAATAATAAAGAGGTTGATTCTATTTATAGATTCCTATCAAAATGGAGGCGTCAAACTGCAACACTTGAAAGTCTGTTCGAATTATGGAAATCAAACAGACAAGAAAGAATTACTTTAGAACAAGTGAAGTCTATAAATTCAATAAAGGATCACATTTTTAGAGAGGAAGAGGTTGCTTCGTATAGAGAGGCTGAAGCAGCCATTGCAGGAGCGATTTTTGTTTTGCTATCTACCTTGATTAAGACTCCTACGGTAAAACTTAGTCGCGATAGTGAGGTGACATTCAATGGAATACCAATTGATAAAATCATTCAGTCTGCGGCTAACAACTTTCGCCATTATGACGAATGGTCAAACATAAAAAAACAATACACTGATAAACAATTAAAATCAGTTAAAATATTAGAGACAGCATTGAATCTGCAAGTCGATGGAAATAGTAAATCAATAATAAGCAATATTTGCTCGGACTTACTATTTGCCATAGCAAATTATGAACTAAAAAACCTAAATAAACTGATTCATGGTTTCACTAAAGAATTGTGGGATTCAATTAAAGTAAAAAATTGACTACTTACCACTTAAACGCTCCCAAAATATAAACCGCAAACTGGCGGTTTTTTTGTGCCTGCCATCATGAAAAATCGAATCCGCGCGCACTACACGCGCAATCAGCCTTTCTATGAAGTTGCCGCCATCGGTAGTTTTTGGATCACGCTGCTGATCGCAGCTTTTATTCTGGAGGCCAATATTAAATGACTGAATTTAAACTCAGCCCTTACTGCGCGGCTCTTAAAGCACTGCGTGCTCAGCCTACCCACCAGTTAAAACAAGTTGGTGATCAGTGGCGTTCGCCGGACCGCCTCTGGTGGGGAATCAATTCGATGTTCGGCCCGTTTGTGCTTGACCTGTTCGCGGATCGGGATAACGCCAAATGCGAGGCGTTTTACAGTGCTGAGGATAACGCGCTCACTCAAAACTGGAGCTGCCGCCTGGCGGAACTCAATGGCGCTGCATTCGCGAATCCACCTTATTCTCGCGCCAGTCAGTACGAGGGCCAGTACATTACCGGCATGCGTCAGATTATGGCTTACACGCTGGCAATGCGTGAGACCGGCGGTCGGTACGTATTCCTGATCAAAGCAGCAACTGGCGAAGTGTGGTGGCCTGAAGAGGCGGACCATGTAGCTTTTATTCGTGGACGCATCAGTTTTGACCTCCCTGTCTGGTATCGCCCCGAGGAGGGCCAACCAGCGGAATCATCCGCCGGATTCGGCGCGGCGATCGCGGTGTTCGATAAAACGTGGCGCGGGCTTAAGTTCGACTACATCAGCCGAGACCATCTGGAAGCGCGCGGCGACGCATTCATGGCGCAGATTGAGCGCGCCGCCGCTCGTTTAACTCCCTCCGTGCAGGCATTGATTACCCCTGAAACGACAAATGATGTCTGGTCAGCTGAAGTTACGCTTTTGGCCGAGCAGGTGCCGACACTAATTTCTCTTCCACACGAACACCAGCGGAAAGTTAAGCACCACATTAACCGCATGCTGCTGGAGCGCCAGCCGTCAGCCGAAATCATCTCAGCAGCGCAATCACTCACCGCCACCTTTGGAGAGCACACCCAATGAGGGAAATCATCGTTGATAATTTTGCAGGTGGCGGCGGGGCCAGCACCGGCATTGAAATGGCTACGGGCCGCAGCGTGGATATCGCTATCAATCACGACCAGAACGCGATCGCCATGCACACCACTAATCACCCGGATACGCTGCATTACTGCGAATCGGTGTTCGACATTGACCCGATTGCAGCGACCGCTGGCGCGCCGGTGGGCCTTGCATGGTTTTCGCCGGACTGCCGCCACTTCAGCAAGGCCAAAGGCAGCAAGCCAGTTAAGAAAGAGATTCGCGGGCTGGCGTGGATCGTCATTCGATGGGCGCTGGCGAAGCGCCCACGCGTTGTCATGCTGGAGAACGTGGAAGAGTTCCAAACGTGGGGGCCGCTGCTGGCGGACGAAGACAGGCCCGACCCGGAACGCGCGGGCGCGACGTTCGCCGCTTTCGTTGGCATGCTCAGCACCGGCGTGGCGGCTGATCACCCGGCACTGAATGAGGTGTGTGAATTCTTGCAGATTAATCGCCACAGCGCTGACGCCCGCCGTTTGACGGCCGGTCTCGGTTACGCTGTTGAATATCGCGAATTGCGTGCCTGCGACTATGGCGCGCCGACAATCCGAAAACGCTTCTTCATGGTGATGCGCTGCGATGATCAGCCGATTGCGTGGCCGCAACCTTCACACGCTGATCCAAAAAGCCTGGCAGTTCAATCCGGCCATCTGAAGCCATGGCGCACCGCAGCGGAATGCATCGACTGGTCAATTCCCTGCCCCAGCATATTCGAACGCAGTAAGCCGCTGGCGGAAAATACGCTTAAGCGCATAGCGCGCGGCATCCAGCGCTTCGTGATCGACAACCCGACGCCGTTCATCGTGAAATGCAACCACACCACCAGCAAAGGCAGCTACGACTCTTTCCGAGGACAGTCGCTGGATGACCCGCTTCAGACCATCACTAAAACGCACGGTTATGCTGTGGTCGCGCCTGTGTTTGCCGGCACCGGCGGTTCGACATTCCAGATGAAGCCGCGCCCGGTTGATAAACCGTTCTTCACGCTGCTGACTCAGAATCGCACCAACGTGATATGCCCACTGCTTGCGCCGGTTATATCCCGACAGTTCGGCAACAGCATCGGACATCCAGTTGATGATCCGGCGGGAACGGTAACGGCCGGCGGCGGCGGTAAAAGCGCATTAGTTTGCCCGACCTTAATTCAGATGGGATATGGAGAACGCCAGGGGCAAGCGCCTCGCACTCTCAATTTGCACAAGCCTGTGGGCACTGTAACGGCTGGGGGCAATAAATTTGCAGTGGTGTCGACGTTTCTGGCTAAACACTTCGGCGGCAATTACACCGGTCCCGTCGCCGCGATGGATACGCCAGCCCACACTGTCACGACCACCGATCATCACGCGCTGGTAACGAGCAATCTGGTAAAGCTGCGCGGCACCTGTAAAGACGGCCAGCGCACCGACACGCCTATGCCAACAATCACCGCCGGCGGCCAGCATGTCGGCGAAGTACGCGCATTCCTGATGAAGTATTACGGAAAAGAAAAAGGCGGTGTTGGGCTTAACGAACCGCTCGGCACGGTTACAACGAACGATCGCTTTGGCCTGGTCACGGTTGACGGCGCTTATTACCAAATCGTTGATATCGGCATGCGCATGCTTCAACCACATGAGCTTTACGCGGCACAAGGCTTCCCTTCCTGGTATGTTATTGACCGCGACTATCGCGGCAATAAATACGCCAAAGATAAGCAGGTGGCGCGCTGTGGCAACGCTGTGCCGCCGCCGTTCGCCGAGGCGCTAGTGCGCGCCAATCTTCCCGAAATGTGTTCCCCAATTGCTCAGGAGAAAATCGCATGAGCCTTGATGTAATGCCCATCTCCACGTACTGCCAAACCACCGGGGAATCGGTAGACGCCATTAACAAACGGATACAAAGGAAGATCTGGCAGGAGGGTGTTCACGTATTAAAAGTGGACGGCGTCCGGGAACGCTGGATTGATCTTGAGGAGATAAATAGATGGGCCAGACAAAGCAAGGACCCGCTCTACCGCGCGGAATAACAGTTCGCCAGCATAAGACTGGCGAAACGCTTCAGTTAACTTTTACGTTTAATGGGGTTTTGTGCAGAGAACCCCTTTCAGGAATGGAGGTGAATCCACGAAATATAAAATATGCGGAGAGGTTTCTTGGTGAGATTCAAAATAGAATTTCACAGGGTGATTTTAACTATCTGCAATATTTTCCACGTTCAAAGAAAGCCGTGCTCTTTGGGCATCACAAAAAGAAAAAGAGGGTCAAAGATTATCTGGACGAGTACTTAGTGATCAGCGAGAACCGCAATCTGTCCCCTTCTACTATTGACGGTTATAGGAAATGCATGAAGGCTCTGCGCGCGCTACACAACATCTACGTTACCGAGCTAACGCCAGCTGCGCTCAAAAGCTGGGTATCCAGCCAAACCACCAAGCTGAAAACGATCCGCAACCGGCTATCGTTCTTGCGTAGCGCCATTGATGAAGCGGTCACCGACGGGCTGATCAACGATAATCCGGTAGCTCACATCAACGCATCGCGCTATTTCTCGATTGAATCAGGCAATACGGAAGAATATGAAGTCGATCCGTTCACGCCGGATGAAATAAAGGTTATTTACCTGAACTGCCGCTATTTACAGTGGAAGACAACTTTCCAGTTTGCTTTCAATACCGGCGTGCGCCCGTCGGAACTATGCGCGCTGAAATGGTCGGACATTGATTTTCAGAAACGAACCGCGTTTGTGCAGAACGCGGTCGTTGAGGGTGTTTACAAAGGAACCAAAACAAAGTCTGGTACCCGTAAAATTGAACTGAATGATGAAGCAATGCAAGCGCTTAACGATCAAAAACAGTTCACCCTGATGAAAAGCCTGTATGTTTTTGAGGATCCGACCATTGGCGAACCGTGGTTAGGCTCAAAGGCCATCCATCAAAAAGCATGGCGCTACATCATGAGGGATTCACGGCTTCGGTACCGCAACCCTTACCAGACTCGCCACACGTTCGCGACCATGCATATCAGCGCCGGGGCCAACCTGTTTTGGCTCTGCAAACAGATGGGGCATAAAGGGCCCGATATGTTGTTCAGAAATTATGGTTCTTATCTTTCCGATTACGATGGTCACCTGTCGCGCCCGAGCATCAAAACCGGCAGCGAATAACCCCCACTTTGAGAAGAAATGCACGTATAGTGCACGCAGGAATCACCGACATGAAAAATGCTATTTATTACATGTTTTTACGAGGAAGTGAGAGCGGGTTCGAATCCCCCTCTCACCGCCACATTCTAAAGAAGAGCCTGAACGAAAGTTCAGGCTTTTTTTTTGCCTGTTTTCTGCAAGGGGGATTCAAACCCCCGCAGAGTTTGATAGCTGCGAATACCGGTTGGCTGCGGATTTTGTTAGTCCTGCTTTTTTGACGATGTAGCTGTCGTTTGGTAACTGGCGATAAGCTGCTTCAGGTGCATTTCCGCTTGTGATAGCTGATTCTGTGTAGCGTCATCGTCCGATTGCAGCAACACGCGCAGTTCCTCTTCCAGTGGCACCGTTCCGTTGAACGCCTGCGTCATATTGTAGACCGCTGTTTTCAGTTCGCTCACCGTCAGGTATTTGCCGCGCTGCTCGTCAAGTCCGTTCAGGCGCTGCGACAACATGTTGAGCTGCTCCATGCCCTGTTGCCATCCCTGCATTTTATCTGCTGGTATTGCTGCCGCTTTAAGCTGCTTGTTCCAGCGTGCGCTCATCGTTTTAACCGCATCCGAATCAGGCAACAACTGGCTGGCCTGCATCACTAACGCATTACCATGCTGCAGATTCCAGTCCGGCGATGCGCCCTGCAGCCAGTTCAGTTGCTGCTGCATTTGCTCCAGCCATGCTCCGTCGTTCAGCCATTCGGGGGGATTCGCCTGGAGCTCAGCCATCATTTCCGGTGTGAGAGGCGCAGCAACTGGTGATACTGAAGCCTGTAATGCCTGCTGCAACGGAGATTCCTGCTCAGTATTTTGCTCAACGAAATAGCCAGTGGCGACGATGAGTGACACGCTCAGCAGCGTCGCGCCAACGCCACTCACAAATGCCCGACGGCGCAGCCGCCTCACATCCTGTGCAGGCACACCCGGAGACGGAACGTACACCCAGCCACTGACTTCTGCACTAGCTAACGCCATTGCGGGCTTCTCAATCGGAACGACTTCAGGCAGCTTAGCCACAGCATCAGATGTTGAAACATCGCAGTGTTCCAGCATCACCACCGCACTGCGAATGCGGTCCAGCAGCGGATCAATCTGACTAAGCTGACGCAGTTCAAGACGTTGCAGATGATCGCCGGCTTCGCTGAGCAAGCGCGCCGCCTGGCTCAGCGCCGTCAAGTCTGCATCGGTTATCGTTTGAGTACGCAGGAATTGCTGCAACCGACGACTCAGTCCCGCCAGCAGTTCGATACGTGAATGTGCCGGTTGCGGCCATAACGTCGGCCATTCGCGGGTAATCAATGCCACCAGCACCGCCAGGCCTTCCGTCATACCGGCCGATCCTGCTGTGTTCGCGCGCGATAGCGTGTACCAGACCGCGCTTTGCAGCTCGACACCGTTTTTTTCGAACAGCGTTAAACAGAGCGTGGAGACGTGCGGCCAATCGACATCCGGACGCGCCGGATGCGTGAGTTTCTGCATTTCCTGACGCAGCGCAGCATATTCCGCGAACGCGCGTGGATCGCCGCCGGTTTTGACGAAGCGAGGTTGAGATGAAGTCATTGCTGTGTTCCGAAAAGCCCTAATCAGGCAAAAAAATTAAACAGATGCCCTGGCATCCAGATATTGCTGCTGTTTCATGTGACGGATCATCACGCGCCCTTCCGGCATAAATTCGGTGCCGAAGCGCACCAGTCCTACTTCCT